TATTTTCTTGGTGCAAGATGGCACCGGATCTAGAACGCTTACGCTGGGCTCGAATTATGACTTTGCAGGCGGAACTGCGCCTACACTTTCTACAGCAGCTAACGCAGTGGATCGTTTGGATTACATCGTCCGCACGTCCACATCCATCCACTGTGTCGTCACTCTGGCTTACTCATGAGCGTATTTCATCAGAACATTCTTGCTGGTGCGTCTGGTGCTGGCGGCGCTGGGGCGGCTACTTACGTCGATGACGTGTTCAGCACTCATTTGTGGGAAGGAGATGGTGGAAATAATTTAACCCCATCGGCAGCAACAGTTACGGTCAACAATGGAATAGATCTTTCTGGCGAAGGCGGTCTGGTTTGGATAAAAAATAGAAGCACTGGTTATTTTCATTGGCTGTTTGATACCGAGCGCGGTGGCGCTAAAAGACTTATTAGCAGTGCTGCTGTAGCCGAAGAAGATGGCAGTCAATATAATAGAGATTTAGTCTTTAATTCTTCTGGTTTTGTAGTTGGTGAAGACACTAGTAGTGGTGGCTTAAATACGCGAGGAGACGATCATGTCTCTTGGACCTTCCGCAAAGCGCCAGGATTTTTTGATGTTGTAACTTATACGGGCACTGGCAGTGTTCAAAACGTCAGCCATAGCCTAGGCAGTGAACCTGGGGCGATTTTTATTAAAAAAACAAGTGGTAGTGAAAATTGGGCTGTTTATCACAGAAGCGCAGGCAATGCTAGCCCTGGAAGATTAAACACCAATGACGCATTTAATACATCTGCTAACGGACATTTCAACAGCACTACGCCAACCAGTTCAGTCTTTACTGTTAACACAGACGCTACTGTCAATGAAAATGGAGCAACTTATGTCGCCTACATTTTTGCCCATGACGATCAATCGTTTGGCACGGATAGCGACGAGGCGATTATTAAGTGTGGAAGCTATACGGGCACTGGCGGATCTGGCTTAAGCGTAGATCTTGGCTTTCAACCACAATTTGTGCTTGTAAAAAACATAGAGAGTAATGATACTAACTGGATTATATTTGACATGATGAGAGGAATGGATCACACAAGTAGAATACAAATTTATCCAAATGCATCTAGCGCTGAGTTTAGTGGAGGAGGACCATCAAATACCGGACTTCGTGCAACAGTAAGCGGATTTTCTAGCGATACACAAAACAATTGGTTTAACAGCTCAAATGAAGAGCACATCTACGTTGCAATCCGCCATCCAAATAAACCACCCGAGGCTGGAACGGATGTTTTCACTGCTGATGCGTCAGGATTAAACGCGCAGGCTGGGCAAAAAACTTTTGACGCAGATCACTATGTTGACCTTGTTTTTCATAAACACAAGACTGTAACAAGCCAAGGTTTTCAATGGTTTGATCGACTCAGGGGCGGAGGCCAGATTCTGAAAAGTAACAATAGCAACGCAGAATTAGATCAAACCACCAATCAGTTTTTTGACATACAAGATGGAGTAAGAGCAAATAGCTCTGGTGGCAATTTTGGAAATTATGTTGGGTTTATGTTCAAACGTGCTCCAGGATTTCTTGATATCGTGGCTTATACGGGGACAGGTTCAGCAACAACAATAAATCACAATCTTGGGGCTGTTCCTTCAGTAGTACTTGTTAAGCAAAGAGATTCCGTTCGAAATTGGTACTGGCAGCATTATGCACTAGGCGCAAATACTTGGCTCCAATTAAACTTGGATGAAAGCCAAGCAAGTAACGGGACTCTTTTTAACAGCACTTTGCCAACAAGTAGTGTTTTTAGTGTCTCGGATTTGGGAGGTGTAAATGGTAGCGGCAATGATTACATAGCCTATTTGTTTGGTGATTTAGATGGAATAAGCAAAGCGGGCACATACACGGGCACAGGTAGCAGCATTAACGTTGATTGTGGCTTTACCGCAGGCGCTCGATTTGTAGTCATTAAGCGGGCTGACAGCAGTGGCGATTGGTACGTTTGGAATTCAAGTAGCGGCATTAACAGTGGAACCGATCCTTACTTGCTTCTAAATAAAGTTGACACTGTAGCTGACAGCTACGACTACATTGATCCGCTCAATGCAGGCTTTACAGTGACTTCATCAGCTCCTGCTGCGCTGAATGCCAGTGGCGGCACTTACATCTTCCTCGCCATTGCCTAATCATGGAAATCCGTAACCGCGAAACCGGCGCTGTCATCACGATCAGCGAGTTCAAAGCCGAGCATCCTCGGACCGCTTTTCCAAAGCAGATCAACACTCTTGTGTTGGACAGCTACGGCTACGACGCAGTGCTAAATGGTCCGTCAGCCACAACCTCTGGCCCTTACGAAATCAGCGTTCGTGACGGCGTTGAGGAAGTCAACGGCCAATGGTTCACCAAGTTTGTGGTTGGCCCAACTTTCACTGACAACGATGAAGCAACTGCTGCTGAACAGGAAGCTGCTTATCGCGCCAGGATCGACACTGAAGTTGCAGCAAGGGTGCGTGTGGAGCGTGCCAGCAAACTTGCAGCTTGTGACTGGACTGTGTTGACTGATAGCCCGTTGACGACAGCCAAAAAGACAGAATGGAAGACGTATCGTCAGGCTCTGCGTGACATCACGAGTGCAGAGGGTTTTCCACACGATGTGGCCTGGC